TCGAACAAACATTCAACGATATTGTTAAATATTTAAAGAAAGAATACAAAAAGGCCACAGGCAAAGCCCTCAATTTAACCTCTGCCGGCGATGCGAACTCATTGATTCAGCGCATGTCCAATGTTCGAAATTGGGTTCAGTCATCTAAGAGATATAAAATTGGCGGTCTGGATGTAAGTGAAGTAGAGGACAACGAAGAGAAAAGCTCCAGTTGGCGAGACGAACATAAAGTCGACGCCGCAATTAAAAAATTCTTATCGCTCTCTTCAAAACAAAATCCGAAAAACAGATTCAAGAAGAATCCAGAACGACCAGAGCCGGGTGAAGTTGACAAGGGATAATAAAAAATTGAATGGCAAAAACATACCACTTAACAAAAGCCAATATAAAGAAAGAGCTTATTAAATGCGGTAAAGATCCGGTCTATTTTATTAATAATTATGTTAGAATTTCCCACCCCATGAAAGGGCTGGTGACTTTTAATTTATATTCCTTTCAAGAAGATGCAGTCCGAGATTTTCTAGACCATCGTTACAACGTTGTCTTGAAAGCCAGACAGCTAGGAATATCAACAACAATATCTGCTTATATAACTTGGCTTATGCTGTTTCATAGAAGCAAGAATGTTGTTGTTATGGCAACAAAACTACAAACTGCCGCCCACCTTGTTAAAAAAGTAAAATTAGCAATGAAGTCTCTACCAGAGTGGATGATGATATCCCGCATTGTTATTGACAATAGAAATTCTTTTAAACTTGACAACGAGAGCGAAGTTAAAGCAATTTCGACTTCTGGCGATGCTGGTCGTTCTGAGGCGCTTTCTTTGCTTGTTGTGGATGAAGCTGCATTTGTAGAGAATATGGATGTTTTGTGGGCCGGCCTGTTGCCAACTCTATCAACTGGTGGCGATTGTATTGTTGCTTCAACGCCAAATGGAGTGGGTAATCTGTTTCATAAAATTTATAGTGAAGCAGAGCAGGAACTAAATGATTTTAATTATTTAAAGTTGCCATGGGATTTGCACCCGGAGAGAGATCAAGAGTGGTTTGAGAAAGAAAGCCGTAATATGTCAAGAAGGGAAATTGCACAAGAACTGCAGTGTAGTTTTAATATGTCTGGTGAAACATTAATTGCCGGCGTGGATTTGGAAAAGATTGAAAGCCTGCTAGAAGAGCCAATGTATAAAACTGGGTTTGATAGAAATTTGTGGATATGGAAAAAATTTGATGTATCAAAAAAATATTTTTTGGTAGCCGATGTTGCCAGAGGCGATGGGCAGGATAATTCTACTTTTCATATTTTTGATTCGGAGACAATGGAACACGTTGTAGAATATAAGGGCAAACTACCAATTGATATGTTTGCACCTTTAATCTACGAGACAAGCAAAGAGTATGGTTTTTGTTTAACAGTAGTTGAAAATAATTCAATTGGTATGTCTGTTTTAGATAAATTGATTAATATGGCTCATCCAAATCTTTATTATTCCAGAAAAGGCAACCATGAGCACGTTGATCAGTATTTGGCTGAACAACAAAAAACAGTTTCCCCGGGGTTTACCACGACAGTTAAAACGCGACCACTAGTAATTGCAAAACTTGAAGAGCTAATTAGAAACGGGGCTATAAAAATAAAATCAAATAGGCTGTACAATGAACTCAAGACCTTTGTTTGGCATAACGGCAAAGCGCAAGCAATGCGCGGGTACAATGATGATTTAGTAATGGCCTGCGCCATTGCGTCTTGGATTCGCGAAACGGCGTTAACGATAAACAAACAAGAGGTTGCATATAAGAGGGCTATGTTGAATTGCTTGTTTAAAACAAAAAAATCTATTAGTACAACTGTCGACGGCATGAAACAACACAATAGAGATAAATATATTAAACCAAATCCGAGAGATATAGTTATGAACATAGATAAGCCTTTTTTCCGGAAGTAAAAAACAATGGCATATAGAAATATAAAAAATAAAAGAAGAAGCTTAGGGAACAACCCACATAATCCGGGTTCATCGTTATTTAAGAAGTTGACGAGATTGTTTTCAGGCCCAATTATTAATTATCGGCAACAACATGCTAGAAAACTAAGAAGACATAAGCTGGATAAATATGGCTCTACTTTCAGAAGCGCCAGTGGTCAGCAGTTTAAAAAGAAAACATATAACCCATATGACCATATTATGACTGGAATGATGAAACAACAACATCGTTCTGAACGGTATGGTGATTTTGATCAAATGGAATTTACGCCAGAATTAGCTTCCGCTTTAGACATATATGCTGATGAGATTACAACGCATACTCAATTTAGCAAAGTATTAAAAATTGAATGTACAAATGAAGAAATTAAAAATGTACTAGAAACTTTATATTACCAAGTATTAAATGTTGAATTTAATCTTTTTGGATGGACTAGAACTTTGTGCAAATACGGAGACTTTTTTCTTTATCTAGACATTGACGACAAGATCGGTATTAAGAGTGCAATTGGTCTGCCCGCCGGCGAAGTTGAAAGGCTAGAGGGTGAAGATCCTACCAACCCAAACTATGTCCAATATCAGTGGAACACCGCCGCGATGACATTGGAAAATTGGCAAGTTGCTCACTTTAGAGTGCTTGGAAACGATAAATATGCGCCATATGGAACAAGCGTCCTTGACCCGGCTAGAAGAATCTGGAGACAGATGACGCTGTTGGAAGATGCGATGATGGCATACAGGATTGTCCGCGCCCCCGACCGCCGCGTGTTTTATATTGATGTCGGTGGCATTCCACCAGAAGAAGTTGAGCAATTCGTTGAAAAAGCAATGACGCAGATGAGAAGACACAGCGTTGTTGATGCTAGTTCTGGTCAAGTTGACTTAAGATACAACCCAGCTTCGATTGAAGAAGATTTTTGGATTCCCGTTCGTGGTGGAGCTAGTGGAACAAAAATTGAGAATTTGGGCGGCCAAGCAAGAGCCGGCGACATCGATGATGTTAAGTATTTGAGAGACAAGTTGTTTGCCGCAATTAAGATTCCAATGTCTTATTTAATTCGCGGCGAAGGAGGCGAAGAAGATAAAGGCTCGTTGGCGCAAAAGGATATTAGATTCGCAAGAACTGTTCAAAGATTGCAACGATCGGTTATATCAGAATTGGAAAAGATAGCGATCGTTCATTTATACACTCTTGGATATAAGGGCCACGATTTGGTTTCTTTTAAATTGCATTTACACAATCCTTCGAAAATTGCCGAATTGCAAGAAATTGAGCACTGGACACAGAAATTAAATCTTGTAGGCCCAGCTACAGAACAAATCTTCAGCAGAAGATGGGTTGCAAAGAACATTCTAAACGTCTCAGAAGAGGAATTTGTCCGCAATCAAAGAGAGCGATTCTACGATAAGAAGATCGATCAAATGATTGAGAAGGCAGCAGAGGCAACCGGCGCTTCATCAGGCGCCCTGAGTACGGCATCTGAAATGGGCGGCGTACAGTCTGCAACTGGAGCCAAAGGCGGGGCCGAAACACCCGGGGCCGAAGACGAAATGGGTGGAGAGCTTGACCTTGGCGGCGACTTGGGAGGTGAAGGTGAAGCCGGCGCCGGCCTAGGCTTAGGCGCCACTGAAATGGGAGTTGCAACCCCAGCAGAAGTCACCCCGCCTGCCGGCGGTGAAGAAGAGGGTGTCTTGATGGCAGCCCCAGCAGAAGCAGCACCCGGCAAAAGAGATGATCCTCAAGGAGATTCGTGGATTAGAATGTCTAGAAAAGATATAATGGGCCGGGAGCATACAACAACATCTGCAGCTAAAGGCAAGTGGCATACTCCGAAAGGCCCTGCCGCCGATGGCAGAGGTCAGATGCGAAAGCATATGTTAGCACAGGCCGGCCCAGCAGAGTTTGGCCGCCGCCACATCGGAGTAGATGTATTTGATCGACTAGCTCGGGGGACTGTTTCAGAAAACAAATCTAATTATAGTGACAAAGTTGAAGAAGAACTTTTTCAAACCAATATAGAAGT